CCATAATACTATTGTAAATCTCAAAGTTTCTTTCTTCTCTTCTTTCTATATATGCTGTTTGATAATCACCAATATTTAAGCCAGATGCAAATATTTCTTCTTTTAAATCCTCATAATTAATTATCTCAGCTGCGATTGATTGATATAATTGTAGGAGATTATTATTATAAATCCCGGGATTAATATTAATATAAAGTTCTCCGGTAGAGGTTTGGGCGTATGCATCTCTTAATAGGCCACCTCTAACATCTAATAAATGTAATAACTCATCATTTATTCTTTCAAATCTATTATATAGTTCTTCACTAAATCTATCATCTTTCGTAACTAATTGTCCTGGTGGAACTTCTCTTCTTTCAGCTTCAACCTTAGTATCAACAAAGAACGATTCTGGCTGGCGAACGAAACCTGCTCTAGGTGCTTTTGGTATCATAACTAACTGAGCACGAATATTAGTAGTCCAATCTTGACCTGATGTGATTTGTTGTTCCTCTCCTACACATATAAAGGATGAATTATTTCTGTAAGCTTTTGGTAATCGAGTTTCATCTATTCGGAATACATTTCCCATTACAATTCCTGATATGCCATCCATTTTTAAATTTAAATCAATGGGAATTATAGCTTGATTATTAGTGAAATTGTCAGATACTTCAAGTTTATAATTTTCAAGACTTTGGGCTTCGTTTATTATAGATTTTATATTTGCAACTATACTTACAAATTCTTGATTTTGATCATCCGTTTCAAAGGCATTAAAAAAACCATCATGGTATTGTTTAATTTGTGATTTTAATTTTGTTAATCTTTTTTCCCTTTCATCCTTAGCATTAGCTTCGTTAAAATAGGCTTGTTCTTCCTTATCACTAAATTTTTCTTCCTGGGAAGCTATTCTACTTTTAATAGAACGATTGAAAGCAGCAAAAGTAAGTGAATCTACATCTTCAGCACCCGCCCCTGATTGAGCATTAATAGCAATAGTAGCTTTTAAAGCTGATGGGATTTGAGTACTATATTTAAAGTCTCTAACTATGGTATCATTACTTAGCACATTGAATTTAAATAAATCTTCATAATAAATTTCCATGTCAGACATGTCCTTAGTAGTTATAGGTAAATCTATAATATATACTATATTTGTATTTTCTTGATCTGTTATGAGACCAAAATTATGGCTAGGACATTCCTCATTAATAGCAGCAAGTAAAGTATTAAGAAAATCTCCTATACTGGCTTTATCGTCTTTAAATACACTTTTATAAACATCATTAACAAAATCAACTCCTAAAAATATATTTCCAATTCTTCTTTGGGAATACTCTGGAGTAAGTGTTAAACTTTTTCCTTCTGCTTTTTCTTCTTCAGTTTTTAAATCTTCTTTTTCTCCTGACCATGCGGCGTCTCTAAATTTCATGATTTTTTGAAATCTTTCTTTAGGAGTTCCCTTAGAATATAAATAAACAGTAGGTGCAAAAAGACCTATTCCGGCTAACCCTAATCCTACTCTTTTTAGAAAACTTATATTTGTATTTGTGTCTCTAAATTCTTTCCATTGATGGGGTAACACACACACCTTAGCATTACAACTAACATCTAGGTATTGGCTACTATACTCATCATATTTAGCATATCTGATAGGTTCAACTACATAAGTTCCATCACTTTGGGGAATAAAATAATTTAAAGATAAAATTGTTGTTGGGTCTCCTTTTGCAGTTTTAGGTATAACTTCTTGGTTAATTAATTCTACTAAAGCATCTAACCTAATATAAGCATCATTTTCACTAAGAATACTTTCCTCTCCCCCTTCACTAAGAATTGTGCTATCTTTCGTTATAATAGAAGATCTAGCGGTTTCCCATCCTAATAAAGCTGCTAATCTCTCAAAGGCTGCATTTCTTTTTGTTTCTGATGCTTCTTGGGCATCTGTAAAATCTAATAGCCCCAATGATTGATATTCTCCAAACCAAATAGCAGCATCTTTATACCAAGGAAAATCAACCTGAGTGGTTAATTCTTTTATACTTTGGATAATAGCTCCTAAAGCATTACTATAAATGTAGTCATCAGCATCATCACCACCATTTGTTCTAATTGAATTACTATAACTCCAAGAAGGGGCTTTTAGACTATCTAAACACTCCCCCATTGAGATTAATTCACTAGTACAATCAAAACCCCCATCGGTTCGAGCAGTATAATTGAAATTAGTAACATACCCTAAAAAGCCATCATAATTTCCCGCAGTATATTCTTTTTTATTTATAATATAGTTATTAATATTTGTTTCATTTACAATTTTATCATCCCAAAACCAATTATTATCTGATATAGATGGGAATTCATTAACTATATCACCATTATTAGATATATAAGGTGACCATCCCCACTCAACAGTTACTGGGTATCCAGGTCTCATATAAAGTAATTCTAATATTTCTAACTGCCTAAGATTATGACATACGAAATTTACTTTTGCTTGTCTTAGAGAACCATAAGCAGATGCAGTTCTAACATTAAGATCTACAATACCCGGCATGGGAACTACTCCATAACCATCATCTGTAGGGTCCGAAACTAATGAAGGATCACCGTAAGATAGATTTACTTTTTTATTGGCTCTAGGAAAACCTCCTCTTACGTCTTTTACTTTTCTAAGAACTCTTTTAACCTCTCCATCTTCTTGGTCAAATCTTCTTTCATAATCACTTAATACTCCACCTTGTAAAATATAATTTCTAGCAAATGTTTCTCCTTTATAACTTTCAAATTTACTCCCTCCTATATCTAATCCTATGTCTTGCATAAGATCAACAAGAGAAGACATTCTAATAACACACTGCTTTGAGTTATATGTAAAAAAAGCTCCAGGAGCTAATTTAAAGGGTGTTGAAGCTGCTGTCTCATTAGTATAATCCACCCCCTGACGTCTACTTCCTAGCTCAGGATTACCTCTTGTAATAACTTTCTGACGGATAAATATTTGTTGTCTAATATAGTCTCTTAATGTTTCTTTAAAAAGGCTCATCTATTAATATTGAACTGTTTATACTGTTGTACTATGTTTTGAGGATCAACAGGTACTCTAAATTGTTTACCGGCTTCAACCATATATGAATCTCTTCTTGTAATAATAGGATTGGCAGCAGCCAAAATCCAGTATAGAGAAGAATCATTATAAAATTCATTTGCTATAAGGTCTAATCTATCACCATTTTCTGTGATGAAATAAACATCTCCCTCTCTTTCAGGTATACTATTTATAAAAGCTTCACGGTAATATTGTTTCCCTTTTGGGGTTGTTTTCTTGGGTATGTCTGAGTATCTATCCATAATTAAGGTCTTTTAACTTATTTGTTCAAAATCAACATCAATCATATCGTAGAATACTCTTAATTTTCCATCTGATCCAAGAGTTGATGCATAAGGAACTTCTTGTGCCATAACACCTCTATATCTACCAGAACCATTTATTTTATTTATGTAATTAAATTCATATATGTTTATTCCTGATGGGGATTTTCCTACAAATTTGATGTTTTCTTTAAGTGTTATATCACTCGCAAAACCTGGCCTAGGAGCATTTGCACCTTCACCAGTATCAGTATCAGTTACGGCCGTCACATCATTTCCTGATGTTGATGAGTCATCAGCTTGACCTTCCATATAATCTAGACTTTGTAAATGTCTTTGTGTTGGGCTTAAACCAGTTTGTTGATCGTATCCTGCTGCTGTTAAATTTTGTACAGATGGGATTTGGGACTCATCACTGAAAGTGCCATAATCTGTACTTCCTCCATCCCCTCCACCAACAGTTGTTGCTGAGTATACCCTAGCAAATTGAACATTCATTGGGTGTTCAGTTGATTTTGGAGTATCAGTTTCATACTGTACGTCCTGATCAAAATTTAATTCTTGAGTTTCCCCTACAACATTTCTTTCAGTTGTTGGTAAATCGAAACTTTCAGGTGGGAGTGATTCAATTGGTGCAACATCTGGTGGTTTATCAGTTATTATAGGTTTTCTCTTTGGAATTATAAATGGAATATCGGTTCTACTTTCAGGAGTGTAATCGTGGATAGGTTTAAATGTACAACTTACATCTAATAGAAGGGGATGTTGGGATATAACATCATTTTCTGAAGGTACTTCTGGTCCTAAATAATTTATTTCCCAAGGATAACGGCTTGTCCATGCTAAATTTATGCTCTTAAAAAATCCTGGTATTTCGTTACACCAATTACCAATACTTAATCTAGCATATCTACCCCTCATTCTTCTTTCTTTATAAACAGGCGCGGTAGAACCCACAAAATAATTTAATTTATCATATAATGGCTTAAGTTCAACTCCTGTTTGGGGAGCTACTTGAAAACTAAAACTTATGTCTCTATCAAATCCGTTATAAGTGTAAAAATTTTCTGCTCTTCCATTATATTTAAATGAATTCCAATCACCCGTAAAACTATCATTTATACTATTTAAAAAGGCTCTAAAAAGTAAAACTTCATCTTTTAGGGGATCTGAAGTATCTACTAAAGCTATTTTAAATCTAATATAATCTTTTAAGTTTTCAGATGCAGGTAATTCTAAATTTTCTCTTGCAAAGATGCCTGATATATTTATTTCGTCCCTACTTTTTTGTTGGTTTACAACGTAATCCCCATTTACTTGACGTTTTGCAGGTTCATCTGGATTTCCTAAACCATATCTTTGGGTGGTAACTCTAAGTTTTTCTCTTTGTCGAGCTTTTGAAATTGATTTAGGATAAGAAGTGTGATCTCTTTTAAGAACATGTTCATATCTTTGAATTTGGGTTGTTCCTGCTACTCCAAAAACGGATCCAGCTCCCCCACTATATTCTTTTATAATAAGATTTTGACTGTTTAAACTTTTATTTAAAATCCCTAATAAAGTATGATCACTGTCGAATTCATTTTCACGTGTATTATTTGCTTTATCAGCTTCTTTAATATCTTTATACTCTTTATCATATTTTTTACCACCTCTTTTTTCGGGATCATAATTAAAATTACTTTCAAAAGTAGTATCTAAACCGCCATCACGTCTTACATGTGTACCGGTACCTGCTAAAGGAATTTGGGCTAAGAGATTAAGAGGAAGACGTGTTCGGTTAGTGGGAGAAATTAAAGATTGAGGGTTAGTTCTTTGTATAGCTGCTTCTTTAGCTATAAATGAAATTCCCTCACCTGTAAGGAGGAATTTTGTTATTCTTTGGGTATCATCTTTTGCTCTTTCAAAGGCTAAAGTACCTCCTCCGGGGATAAATCCTTCACTTATACTATCAATTAATCCTCCTATTACACCTTCACCAGAATTTGGATCCTCATTTACCCTAGGTAGTTCTTTGAATACTAAAGGAGCAATGTTTGAATCACCCGGAGCCGTATAATCAGGGGTAAGAAGTCTTTGTCTAAAAGTATCTCCTTGATCTATTAGTAATTGTTTTAACCCCATTTAAAATTACTCAAATTCTTGATCTAAATACTGTACTGGAGTTACACCATCTAAATCATAAAGACTCATCTGATATTTTATACCATGAACACTACTATTGTAAAAGCCCTCTAAAGCTCCAACATGTATTCCTGCGGTTGCTTCTCCATTAGCAAAAGTTGGTCCTGCTAGACCATCTAAATCTTGTGCCATAGGTCCATAATTAAGATTATGAACACTACTATTATAAAGACCCGCTAGTCCTTCTTCATGTAAAGAAGGAGAATTTTGTTCAGGGTTTGCAAACTGAGGACCTTGTAATCCATCTAAATCTTGTGCCATAGGTCCATAATTAATACTATGAACACTACTTTCATATTGTTCGCTTAATCCTCCTTCATGTAAAGAGGGTGTATACTGTTCGGGATTTGCAAACTGGGGACCTTGTAATCCATCCATTTGACCAACAGGACCTTCTCCAGGTACTAAGTCATAAAGTGATTTTTTGTCTAATAATGCCATTGTGTTGTTTTGTTATAAATATTAAAGGAAAGAACTTACTGTTTCACCTTTCCGAGTTGTGCTTGTAAGTCCCTGGGGAGAACTAGCTTGGAAAGAATCAAACACAACTTGTTTATTATTTATAGTAGATGCTAAATAATCTAAGTTTTCTCTAGACATTCCTCCTGAATTACTTACAGATGCCCCTAAAGCAGAAGGATCTTTAGTAGCAAGTAAAAAGTCTTCAGGACTAGTAGATATTAAATTTCCATCAGGACCAATTACACCATCTTCTATAGTAAAGGCTGATTGTATTCCAGTATTTAATGAGTCAAGTTGTAGGCCTTCAGTTATCATGCCTACTCCCTTTCCTACTAAACCTATTATACCTCCAAGTATTTGAATTATGGGACTAAGTAATTGGAGAAGAGATGCTACTAAATCTAAAATAGGGGCTAATACTACTCCTATATCTCCAAATAAAGCTTGAAGCTTTTCTACTAAAGCATTAAACTTATCCTGGGCAGATAAAGCTTTTTGTTGTTCGTAAGTTTGATCACCAAACTTTTCCCTAATTTCATCAAGAGTCATATTTTGCATTTCTTGTTTCATTAAGGAATCACCTAAAGCATCTCTTTGCATTCCAATACTTTTAGCAATAGCTTCTTGCTGAACAAAATTCATATCATTGAAAGCAGTTAAAGTTATACCTTGTTTTAGTAATTCTTCTCCTACTCCAGCAATATCATTATTTAGAGCTGCCAATCTGGCTTTTTCTAAATTAATTTGCTTTCCAGTTAAAAGTTCTGCTTCTAATTCAGATGCTATACTTGATTCAAATTGCAATAAGCTACTCTGAGTAGCTTCTAATGTTCTCAACTCAGTACCAAAAGCTTTAGCTGCTGCTGCTGCTTTGACTAAGGCATCGGGAGTTTTAGATAAAGAGGCTTGTAATCCTGTGGATGCATTAGCTGCTTCTACTAATATATCTTTAGCCGTTGCTGTGGTTCCTAATAATTTAGCTGAAGCATTAGCACTCTTGAATAAATTACTAGTTGTTTCTTCTGTATTTTTGCCCTGTAGTCTTGTTAAAAGGGTTAATCTTCCTGCTGCTTGGGCAGAAATGCCTAATCTTTTATTTAAATTTAAAAACGTTTCAGATGCTCTAGAACTAGTATCAAAGAAAAAACCTACTGAGTTTTTTAATTCAAAAAATGCTTCCTGTAATTTTTTAGAATTTACAAATAAATCACCACTTTTAGCGGCCATCATTGTGAATTCATTTCTTAATAATACTGCTTTACCATAACTAATTCCTATTTCTTTTTGGAATTTATTTATTTGATTTGATCCTTCTATAGCTGCTTCTAAAAGTAAAAGATAAATATTTTTACCTTTCATTAATGATTTACCCATACCTTTAGCTGCTACACCCATTCCCTGCATGGCTCCTTTAGTTCCCTTTGCAAGTTTACCTTGCATTTTCATTGCACCTAATTGACTTCTAGTACCTTTTAGTATACCATCTAAACCTTTTATTTGACCACCAGTCAATGCATTGAGAGCTTTCATTCCTCCCCCTACCGCACCCATAGATTTATCTATTTCTTGAGCGGTTGAATTCTCTTTATTTAGTAATCCTATATTTCCTTCTATTAAACCTGCCTGCTCTGATAGTGATTTAGAGAGAGATTCATTTCCTGACTTTTGGGCTAGATTTGCTTCAAGTAAAAACTGATTTTTTAATTTAGTATTTTTTGCTATATCTTTTTCTATAGCTGAGGATTCTCTAATTTCTCCATTAAGTTCACTAGCTATTGAAGCACTTTTTTGTAATTCATTATTAGCTTGTCTAGTTAAAGCTAGAATCTCACGTCTAGTATCAGCATCCAGTTGAGTTTGATCAATTTGATTTCTTATTTGTTGATTTTTTTCTCTACCAAGACGAACTTGTTCTCTCAGGGCTTCAGCTATACTAAACTGTATGTCTCTTTCTTCTGATGAATCACTCATGATTAATATTATATGTTATAAATATAAAAAAATGAAAGGTGCTAACGCACCTTATCATTTATATTTACTATTAGCTCTATCTATTGCTTCTTTTTCGGCTTCTTGTTTTGCTTTTAGGTAATCGTTTATTTTTTTTAAGGAAAATCTTCTTAAATATATAGGCATATTATATACTTCAGAATAAGTAAACCCTCCACCTCCATGATAAGTTAATTCGTGTACTTCTTGGTACACTTGCATTTTATAATGTGAAGTCAGGCCAAAGAAATGTAAGGTTTAATGGCACATTGACCCCCCTCTTTATTTCTCCTGTGTATTCGTCTTCATAATCAAATGTCAAATTGACATCTGGCTGTACTTCACGAACATATTCACGGAGTGCTCTACTATCTCTAGCGAGCAATTGGTTATTTACAAAATCTCTTATTGTTTTACTATCATAATCTTTATCTACTGATTGGATAATATGTTTTAATCTAGTACTCAATTCTCCATATTCGGAGTTTGATTTTTTAAGTCCTTTTAATTCACTTTCTACTTTTTTCTCATCATTATGGGTAAGAAGTTTAAAAGTAATTTCTTTTTTTAAAACGGGTAATGTGAAAGAAAATTCATTATGATTAGGCTTTAAAAGATGATCTTTTTCTAATTCTTTATCTTCTAATTCTGTCAAATCAATAGTGTGAGTTACTTCTTCTCCATCATTATTATTAAATTTTACACTATAATCTTTACCATATCCTAATACTCTAGCAGCTATAAGAAGAGCATTTTTATCACCAATAATTAAGTCACCATAATTAATAGGGGTAACGATTAATGATTTTAATAATCTATCTATTACTGTGCCTTTTTTAATGTAAGCTTCATTTGTTAAAATATCCTCTTCTTTAGCAGTCATATATTTCATTTCTACTACTCCCTTAGATAAAGGATTATCTACAGGGTAAATTAACCCTTTTGAAGGAAGAGATACTTCTTCTGTGGGGAACGTTGTTTGGTTTTCTTTCATAACTTTTATATGTTTGCATATACATATGTAAAAAAGAAGAGGATCGCATAAGCAATCCTCTTTTTTTCTTTATTTTGGGTAGTATTAGTAATTTAATACTGCGTAATCCATTACGATAGTTAATGTGATTTCCATAGGATTTGAATTTGTCCAATCACCGGTTCCAAAAGAAGCATTGGCAACAAATGCACCTTTTAATACCCATTCTTCTACTACATCACCTACAGGACCTAAAGTATGGAATCTTACTTCTTTTTTATAAAAATCAGAATAACCATCTCTACCAGTTACTGACTCATGTGATAAACGAATCCATTCCATAACGGCTTGTCCACCAGAAGGGGTTACAGGATCATAAAGAGTAACAGATATATCTTGCCAATCAGATTTACCTTTAACTTTTCTTTTCTTATTGATGTGATCTAACACAACAACTTCGTTAACGTATTTTGGTCTCTCTGCGGCTTTTACTAAATATGCAGGAATACCGTCTATTTGAAATAAAAATCTATTCTGTAGCTTAGGTTCGTAAGCTTGATAGAACATTTCTTGTGAACTTAATATTGCCATTATGTGTGTTGTTTATTTATTCGTTTGTTATACATATATTACTCTCCAAAAGTTGCGCCAGTTGGTAGTATAGTGAAATCTAGAATTATAAATTCTGCTGTTTTTGTTGGTTGTAATAATACTTGACCAACTAATTGATTACGATCTATAACATCTGGTGTATTATTAGATTCATCCATTACAACTCTAAATGCAAATAGACCTTGTCTTTGTTGTACTGATTCTAAGAAAGGATTAACTACATTTAAGAATCTATTTCTTGTATTAGAAGTATTTTGTTCAAATACTAAGTTTTTAGAAGTATCACCTATAAAGTTCTTTAGATTAATTAATAATCTTCTTACATTAATACGATCAAGTGCACTTGCTTGTTTTTGTAATGTTTTTTGTCCAAATGCTACGACACCATTTCTTGGGAAAGTTGCTATTGGATTTACTCTAGCATCATATAAAGAATCACGCATTGCTGAAGTTAACTTTACTTCTGCTCTAGATACATTTAATCCACCTCTATTTAAACCAGCAGGTGCAAACCATGGAGCTGCTACCCTGTCATTGAATGCATATACACCCGGCATTACTGTAGATGCTGGTGTGAATACATCTCTGCTTAATTCTGAGCTTCTTACTTTAACCCATGGCCAGTAACTACCCGCAAAACTAGTGTTTAAATTCTCGGTTTGTAAAGTGACAGTATTTAAAACTTCACCATAACCTACTAAATCACCAATGAAGAATGAGTCTCCTCTGTCTTCAACTAATTCTACAAATTTATTAAATGTGCTAGAGTGATCTTTATAATTTACACCAGGTGCCGTGATTAGGTTAAATCTAAAATCATCTGTATTTTTCAAAAGCTTAATTGCTGTATCATAATCCGTTTCTGATAGTCCTTGAATATTTGCAGTTGAATCGGGACCGATATTTTCAAAATATTTTCCAGCTTCAGAAGTTATTATATCACCTGTGGCTCCAGCGAATGCTCCTGAAGTGGGTAAAGGTAATGATGCTGAGTATGATTTAGCACTTGTATCAATATTCACAGAACCATCTTTATTAAAGTAGTCTGGAGTTTGTTTATTTACACTATGAACATATACATATCTAGATCTATTTGGATAGTCACCATTTAATTTTATAAGTGGTTGTGTTGGATCTGTACTAGTATCTACACTTAAGAATTGATTACCTATTACTCTTTCTATGTAACTATCTGATTTAGGATCAAGTGACACATTAGTAAACGTTTCTAATAAAAGTTTGTTTCTAGTTGTGTCATCACCTCTTCTAATACCAAGAGTAAATGTACCTTGACTATTGC